TAACCAGGCAGGCGATGCTGTAACAGACTTTCAAGCCGCACTAGGTGATGCAATCAAACCAGAGTTTCAATCATTCTTGGAAAACATCACAAAAACATTCAGAGACAATGAAAAACAAGCATTAGAATTTGCAAAAACCATAGGTGAAAATGTAGTAAGTGGTGTTATAAGACTTGCAAGAGCAGTAGCAACAGTTATAGACATAGTAGCAAGTATGGGTCAATTCTTGCGTAGAGTTGGTCAAAGCATAAGACAGAATTTTGGTGAACAAATAAGAACTGTGGCAAATGTGGTAGTAAAAGCATTTGGTCTCATATATGAAGGCATAGGCTATGTAGGACAAGGCATAGGCAAACTCATAGAAATAACCACAGGTGTCGATAGTGTAAGCAATTTCTTTGAAAACATCACAGATGCCGCAAATAAATTAAGAACAGAAGGCTTAGATGCAATTGATGATGTATCAACAGAATTAAGCACATTTATACCTGTATCAACTGCCAGAGATGCTGTCGACCAATTGGTAGATGACTTCACAACAGGTGGGGCCAAGATTCGTGCAGATGCACAAAAAACAGCCGATGCCGCAAAAGGCCTAGGTGATGATTTAGCAATTAACTTAGGTAGTGGTGCAATAGATGCCTCCGCCGCAATATCACAGTTAAGCAAAGATTCCGGAGAATTAGCCGCATCATTATACAATTTATTAGGTGGTGCAAATCCAGGTGGTCTTACAGTTGAAGAAATAGGCAAACAAATAGCAGACGCATTTGCAAAAGATACTAAGATAATGGATGCCATGGCAACATCTGCTGGAAGGGTAAAAATAGCAATGGGCAGTATCGAAGGTGTATTTAGAAACACAATTCCGACTACTCAAGAATATAATACTGCTATAAAATTTTTATTAGATAATATCGATGAATTAAAATTTAGTTTACCTGAAATAACATCATTAATTAACAAATTAGATGAAGAATTTAAAAATCAAGAAGGTTTAAGAAACTTCTTAGATACAATTGGACAAGCACAAAAAAGTTTAAGTAAAGATCTAGCAACAGCATTATTAGAAGGAAAAAGTGCTGGTGAATCATTTAGAACATTCTTTAAAACATTAACCACACAAATTATAGCAGATGCATTGAGATTAATGATCATACAACCTATACTGACCAGTATATTTGGTTTACAATTTGGTTCAGGTGGTAGTGTAACAGGTATGGACTTTGGTGGTTCATTCCTAGGTGGTATATTTGGTGGTGGTAAAGCAAATGGTGGTCCTGTTATGAGAAACAGACCTTATTTGGTTGGCGAAAAAGGACCAGAAATATTTGTACCTAATTCAATGGGAGGTATAGTGCCTAATCATGCAATGGGTGGCACAAATGTCACATACAACATAAACGCCGTAGATGCACCAAGTTTTCAACAGTTAGTAGCAAGTGATCCAGAATTTATATTTGCAGTAACACAAGCAGGTGCTAGAAGGTTACCAGGAGGATAAACATGTCATTTCAAACAATCATAGACAATGCAACATACATCACCATAGATAGACAAAAAGTCACCAGTTTCACAGTGAGTAGAAGTGGCAGAGTAAAAACAGCAGAAAGAGGCCAAGGCATATACAGATTTAGTGTGGGTTCTCCACAAGGTCTAAAGTATAGCACAAATAGAAATTTATTAGAAGATTTAGATAATGCAAGTAGAACCACAATGGAAACTATTGATATAGGTAGCACAAATGCAAATATGGCTTATATCACAGAATATCAAGGCAATTTATCTCAACCTCAATTAGATCAAATTATCACTGCCGGCAACGATTTAACAGTAGGCGAAGCAAACATATATCTCAATACCGTAAATGTCACAGGTTCACCAAGTGGTACATTATTCAAGAAAGGTGATTACATACAACCAAAAGGTACTGTAGGTACATATCCTTATCCGTATACAATCACAGAAGATATAGCATGGAGCAGTAGTGCAAGTTTGAGAGTACCTGTACACAGAGGTCTATTGCCTTATACAGCAGATACACCTGTGGGAGTAAACATAACTCCTAAATTTGGTAAAGATGTAACATTTCAAGTAAAAGCCTTAACTTCGCCAACATATAGTGTAGTACCACACAATCTTATAGAATTTAGTGGTGATTTTGAATTCGTGGAGATAATTGAGTAATGAGTACTGTTATCACAGAAGTACAAGGCACTAACATTGCACCTATCACACTAATTGATCTCACAATTGATACCACAACATATCACATAAGCAGTCATTATATACCTGTCACTATAGGCACAGGACCTAGTGCAATCACATATAATGAATTAGGTAATTTCTTAAATGTAAATGAAATAGTAGATGATTTGAAATATAACACAGGTGATTTACAAGTAACACTAAGTGGTATACCAAGCAATCAAGACTATGTTGGTCTTATACTTGCAAATCCTGTAAAAGGCAGTAATGTTGTAGTCAAAAGAGCATTTGTAGACACAGAAAGTTTACAATTAACCAGCAATGTTTACACAAGATTCAGTGGTGTTATATCAAATTATAATATCAATGAAAGTTTCAATTATCTAAGCAAACAAAATGATTATACAGTTACGATAACAGTAGCCAGTTTAACCACTGTTTTGAAAAACAAAATAACAGGACAAAGAACAAATACAGACGAACGCAAAAGAATTTATCCCAATGATAAAAGTTTTGACAGAATACCTATACTGTATAACACCAGTTTTGACTTTGGTAAAGAATATGCACCAGGCACTACTGGCGGTTATAATGGTGGTGGATCTGGTGGCGGTGGTTCTTCAGGTGGAGGCGGTGGAGGTAACCGTGGACGATTTAGAGACGCACGGGAAAGATAATGATCAAGATAGCACAAGAAAGTGATTTTGCAGAAATCAAAAGAATGTTTATAAATTTTGCAAACAGTTCACCTGTGGAATTTTTGCACAACCCAGAATATGACAATAACTATATAGATACATTATTATATAGTATAAAAAAAGTAGGTGTGCTGTTGATAGCAACTCACAAAGATGTAGGCGTAGGATTCTTTATAGCCATGCCAGCACCAGATATCTGGTTGCCTAAAGTAAAACCAGTGCTAAGAGAAATGGCTTGGTGGGTTGAACCAGAGCATAGAGCAGGTACAACAGGTGGCAAATTGTTTCTCAAATATTTAGAAATAGCAAAAAAACAAAAATCTCAAGGTGAAATATCAGGATACACAATGACATTGATGGATCAATCACCTGATATCAAATTAGACAAATGGGGATTCAAGCCAATTGAAACAGTATATTATGCAGAACAGGAGTAATTAATGGCAGTATTTACAGCAATAGGAGCCGCAGTAGCAAGTGCCTTAAGTTTAACAGGTACATTTGCCACTATAGCAGGTATAGGACTTAGTTTTGCAGGTACACTTGTAGCAGGTGTTGTAGCCGCAGGTTTAGGTTTTGCAACAAGTAAATTATTAGGTGTATTTGATGTACCTACGCCAGGCATAGGTACTACACCTGTTAATGGCAGTAAAGTACAAGTAGCACCAAGCACAGATAATAAAATAGGAATTGCTTTTGGTAAAAACTTCATGAGTGGACCTATAACCGATGTAGCAATATCTAATGAAAACCAAACTATGCACTACTGTATACTGTTAAGTGAATACATAGATGGTGCCACGTACTCTGTTGACGATATATACTGGGGTGATGCAATATTACAATTTAATCAACACATAGTTACAGGTTACTCAGATCCTAATGCTACTGCTAACCAAGATTGGAACAATAAAATACGCATAAGAGTATATGCAGGTAGTACAAATAGTGGTGATCAAATATTCCCTTCAGTTGGATTTAAGCAAAGTGCAATCACAATGATGCCACACTGGACAGATATCACAAATTACAGCATGGAAGGATTGGTATTTGCCATGGTTGAAGTGGATTATGATGCAGAAAATGGCTTAACAGGTTTAGGTCAAATGACTTTTGAAATGGAAAATGATATAACCAATCCAGGTGATGCACTAATAAGATATTTAAACAATGATAGATGGGGTTGTGGATTATCAAACAGTTTAATCGATGTAACCAGCATAACAGGAACAGCAAATACCTCAATGAAAGGATTCTGTAATGAACTTGTATCATACACAAACATTGCAAATGTAACAGCCAACATTGCACGTTATGAAATCAATGGTTATTTGAGTACTTTTGATACCAATATGGACAACATTGACAAGATTTGTCAAAATTCAGGTACTTTCTTTGCATTCGATGGTAAGCAAGGCAAATTTAAAACAATACCAAATAGAGAATTGACTACAAATGAATTAGCAAACTGTTTTGTACTCGATGATGATAACATAGTAAGTAAAATATCAGTAAGTAGCACAGAATTATACAACATGTTCAACCAAGTTGAAGTCAGTTTTGCAGATAGAAACAGAAAAGATCAAACAAATACTGTATTCTTAGAAACACCTAGTGGTGATCGTAATCCCAATGAGCCAGATAATCCATTAGAATTCCGTGCAGAATTAGTTAACAACAATATACATGCAGAATTATTAGGAAATATAGAATTAAATCAAAGTAGAAATGGTATGGTGTGTCAATTGACTGGTGATTATAGCACATTACAAATAGATGCTGGTGATGTGGTAAAAGTAAACAACACAGATTTTGGTTTCAATAACAAATTATTCAAAGTAATGAGGTCAAAAGAAAAATTAACTGAAAATGCAATGATAACTTGTGAAATGACTCTGTTAGAATACACAGATACCAATTATGTAGCACCAACAATCACAGAATCAACAAAAAGAACACCAGAAGATGATCCCACAGATATTTTAGATATCAGAGAACATCCATTATACTTGCCGGCTAATGGTTTAGAAAACAAAATGTTTGGTATACCTCAAACAACCACATCAGGTAGTGGTACAGGTGCAAAATTCATTATCAGAAAAGACATAGCATCTGGAGTATACGCAAATGTCACTATAAATCCAGATCAGCCAGGTAGTGGTTATGCAAATGCAGATACTGTTACAATATCAGGAAAGTATTTAGGTGGTTGGGAGCCTGACCACAATTTAAGTTTTCAAGTTGCAGGTGTTGGTGCAGGTGGAGAATTGTCAAAAACACTTAATGGCATACAAAATATCACAGGTAATGCTGTGGTAGTTAATCAAGAGGCATACAGTGGTTCAGTCACTAGATTTAATTTAGCACAATATAGTGCAGGCGGACAAGTAGACTTTGCACCTGCTACTAATGTAAATTTAACCAGTAATACAGCAGTATTTAGAGAAATAGCACCTAGAGTACCAGTTGATTTAGCAAACATTGAAAATGGTACATATACTGTACTCACAAACAGTTCACCACTAGGACAAACACCTGCCAGTGGTTTTGCAGATTTTGGCTTCCGTTTTGGTATAGATGTTAATTTTGCAAATGGTCAAACCATAGAAAATTTTGTAAGCACTGGTC